ATATTCGCCCAACTCGTAGAAGATAGGGTGAATGGCGAAGAAGGTGAATAGCATGGAACACCTAATCGGGGCGCTGATCGCAGCGGCCTTTTTTGTTTCCCACTACGCGGCGTACAAACTCGGTCAGCGATCGCGCAGGCCAACACAACGAGAACTGGACGAAGAACAGATGCGCAAGGCCAAAAAGATGCGCGAGGACTTCGAGCGGCTCATGAGCTATGACGTAGACAAAGCCCTTGGCAGAAAGGGGTGACATGATTGAACAACAACATGACCAAGGATTGGGAACTGTACGAAGCCGGGAAACAGTACAACAACCGGTTAGAGCCGAACTATTACGACACCGTCAATGCCAACCTGGACTTTTACGCTGGCAATCAATGGCGCAACCTCCCGGAATCGGATATGCCCAAGCCTGTGTTCAACATCATCAAGCGCGTGACAAATTTCTTCGTTGCTTCGCTCACGACTAGCAAAGCTAAACTGCACTTTGAACCGCTGATGCTGGCCGACAACACGCCGATGCAGGAGATTGAGGCGGCTGACGTGGCAAACGCGCAAACGGCCATGCTGTTTGATAAGTTCAAATTGGAGTTTAAAGTGCGGGATGCGCTGCTAGACGGCGCAGTTACCGGCGACTATTGCGCTCACTTTTATTTTGACCCGACCAAGCGTCCGTATAACTATGCGCCTAGCGTGCAAGGGGAAATCTGTATGGAACTGGTGGATGGCACGAACGTGTTTTTCGGCAATGCGAACAACCACAACGTCGAAGCGCAGCCGTACATCATCATATCAGGCCGGGACACGGTGGAAAACCTGCGCGAAGAGGCGCGACGGTATATGAGGGTGGACGACGAAACAGGGGGAGACTTGGAGAACATTCAACCGGACAAGGAATATCAGTATCAAGCAGGCCAATCCGGAGAAATCGAAGTCGAAGCCGACGAAGCAGGCAAAGCCCTATACATCATCGTGTACCGAAAGGTGAAAAAGCCGGTACAAAAGATCGACCCGTTAACCGGCGAAGCCTACACGGATGAGATTATCACGATCACCGCGTCCAAGAGCGTGCGCGGCGCTTATATCTACAAGGACATTGACACCGGGTTGAGTCGGTACCCCATCGCATGGGGCAACTGGGAGCGTCAAAAGAACCAATACCACGGGCGAGCGTTGGCCACGGGACTTTTGCCCAATCAAATTTTTATCAATCGTATGTTCGCCATGGTCATGTATCACCTGATGATGACCGCATTCCCAAAAACGGTATACAACGCAGACGCTATTGAACTGTGGAGCAACGCCATCGGAGACGCGATCCCGGTCAGAGGCGTGGACCTGAACACCAACCTGCGAAACATCGCGACCCACTTGGAACCGGCGAACATGAGCAATCAGATCGTTCAGGTGATCGAGATGGTGATGCAGTACACCAAAGAGATGCTGGGCGCGTCTGACGCGGCGCTGGGGCAGATCGATCCCAAGAACACATCAGCGATCATCGCAGTGCAGAAGTCGTCTGCGATTCCGCTTGAGAACCCAAAAGCGATCCTGTACGAGTGGCTTGAGGATATCGGACAAATCCTGTTTGATATGATGGGGACCTACTACGGGCCGCGTCCGATCGTTCGAGAGGTAGAGGTTCCTGACCCCCTCACTGGGGAAATGCGGAGACAAAAGATCCCGCAGATGTTTGATTTCAGCATCTTCAAGGACATGTGGCTGGACGTAAAAGCGGACGTTGGCGAATCCTCGTACTGGTCACAGATCGCCGCCAATCAAACGCTTGACAATCTCTTGGCAGCCGGACACATCGATATTATCCAATACCTCCAGCGAGTGCCGGACGAGTATATCCCGCAGAAAGATGATCTGATTGCGGATATTCAAGCGAGAATGCAGGCTCAAGCGCAGGCTGAAATGTTAGCCCAACAAGCTTTGCAAGCAGGAGCGCAGCCGTTACCAATCGGCTAGCGCTCTTTTCATATTCTGCCCTGCCATATGGCACTAAACTGGGCCGCGCCCACCATAGCGCGAAGGAGAAGTAATGATAAACAAAAAGTACGCACTTCCGATGAACCTTCAACTTTTCGCAGACGAAGGGGACGACGAGATTCTTCCAGACGACTTCGACACCGAACCACAGGGCGGAGAAATGCTGGGAGACGAACAAAACGAGGGAATAGAGAGCGTGGAAACGCCGGGAATAGGAGAGGATACCAAACCGCCTATCGAAGGTGCAGAGGGCACGCAGGGGCCTCAGACAACGCCGCAAAAGATCAAGATCAAATACAACCACGAAGAACGCGAAATCGACGTGGAAGAAGCCGCGGCGCTCGCTCAAAAAGGCCTGAACTATGAAAAGGCCATCGAACGAGCGAGACAAGAAGCTGCGCAAAAAGCTCGGGATGAAGTGATCGCAAGCATGGGCATGACCTGGAACGGAAAGCCCATCACCACCGAAGCCGAGTACAAGCAAGCCTTGGCGGAACAAGAGCTGATCAACAAATACAGCGATCTGCCCGATGAAGTCCGGCAGGAACTGCTTGAGAGCCGCCGGGATCGGGAAGAACGCCAGCGCGAGAAAAGAGAGCGCGAAGAAGCTGAAAAACGTCAGGCGGCGTTCAATGAATTCTTCGACTACTTCAAGGCGGCGAATGATCGGGAGTTTGACCCGCAAAAGGACGTGATTCCGCTTGAAGTGCAGGAAGCCGTACAAAAGGGCGTCCCGCTGAAATACGCCTACATGGAGTACCACAACAAAGAGTTGCGCAATCAACTCAAAATTGCAAAGCAAAATCAAACGAACCTGAAAAAAGCGCCTGTCGGGAGCGTCACAGCCGGCGGCAGTGCAAAGACGGAGTCGGAAGACCCGTTCCTTATCGGATTCGATGAAGAAGACTAAAAAGGGAGAGATCATTTATGGCAGTAAACTTAGCGTCTAAATATAGCACAAAAGTGGACGAGAGGTTCACGAAAAGATCGTTTACCCAAGCTGGGATTAACCGGGACTACGAATGGTCTGGCGTGCAAACCATTCATGTCTATTCAATCCCGACTGTAGCGATGAACAATTACACACGCAGCGGCTTGTCTCGTTACGGAACTCCGACCGAACTGCAAGACAACGTGCAAGACTTGACGCTGACGCAAGACCGAGCCTTTACATTCACGATCGATAAAGGAAACCAGACGGAACAGATGGGAGTAAAAGATGCCGGCAAAGCTTTGTCTCGTCAGATTAACGAAGTGGTTATCCCGGAAGTTGACAAATATCGATTGTCGGTTATGGCGGCGGCGGCTGTTGCAACGGGAGGGGTAAGCAGTGTGGAAGTAATCGACGAAACTAACGCCTACAAGTCGCTGCTTCTCGCCTGTGAATACCTGAGTGATTATAACGTTCCCTTAACCAAGCGTGTGCTCTTCTGTACAAACTCGTTTTACTCGTTTATCAAACTGGATAATTCGTTTATCAAAGCGTCTGAGATGGGGCAAAAAATGCTCGTTACCGGTCAAGTCGGTGAGGTGGATGGTGTGGCCATCGTACCAATTCCAGCCTCTTACTTGCCGGCAAACACAGATTTCATCCTTGCTCACCCCTCGGCGACGGTTGCGGCTGACAAGTTGACGGAATATAAGATCCATGACAACCCTCCCGGGATTAATGGTAAATTGGTTGAAGGCCGGATCATCTATGACGCATTCGTTTTGAACGAAAAGGCGCGTGCCCTTTACGTCCATAAAAATGCTTAATGGAGGGTGAGAGAAAATGGCGGAAATCAAGTATAAGGCTCCGAACGGTCAAATCTTGATTGCACGCGACGAAATTCAGGCTCGTGCTTTTGAAAAGCAGGGCTTAGAGCGCGTTGAAACAAAAGCGACAAAATAATGTCTACCAACCATAGTAGGCGTGGCTAATGCTGCGCCTACTTTTTTCGTATAAGGGGGATAAAGCATGCATGTACATGGATCCGGACCCAACGGTGAAGTTGTTGTGCAACTCTCTGGCAGTTATCTTAAAGAACAAAAATTGAATTCGGCGGGCAACGTTCTTGTAACTGCAGGGTCAAATGTTTCATTTGAAACAACTATTAAAGGAAAAAGTATCGGGATAGCAGTTCGGACAGCATCATCAAATAAGTGGTATGTCGATCTTGAATACACCTCACAAGGAGGCATAACCGCAGAAAGGGAAAACAAAATTATTGACAAGTCTACAACAGCAGTTCCCTACGGGGGAAAATTTATAGCAGCCCCTATCACCAATAATTTGCGTCCGAAATTCTACAATTCGGACACCGTAGATATTACAATCTCATTTATCGTTATAAACGAGTGGCTATAAGGAGGTGGTTGATTAACATGGACTTTTATACGCTGGAACAAACGGAACCGGGATATACGCTAAATCCATTCGCCGCTAAAATTGAAAATGAATGGATTCCAGGAGAAGTATCTATCGAATTTCTAAATACGAATTTCGGACAGTATACAACTGCCCAAGAAATGATTGATGCAACCGAATCGGAAGGTCTGAAACTATTCTTTTCTTGGCTGAAAGATCAAGGAAAACTCAAATAGTCTTATTGAACTCTCTGGGAGTCGAGAGTTGCATAACGTTTAAACACGAAGTCGACGTTTATACCGCGTCTGCCTTACGGAATGGCGTTAAACTTTCGGTCACAAACGATAGTCGACGGACTTTAAACGGAGGTATTATGCTATGAAACGATTTGTTGACGTGTTGCACGGTTTGTATACGCCCTATTTCGAAGCTGACGACGGAGCCAATGGCGGCGGAAGCGCTGGCGGCGGTGACGACGATAGCGATGACGGAAAAGGCGGTAATGAGAAGGTGTTCACACAAGCCGAACTCGACGAAATTATCGCGAAACGGCTGAAACGCGAACGCGAGAAACAGGCGGAATTTGAAGCGAAGTTAAAGCGCCTCGAAGAACTGGAAAAGGCGGAAGAGGAGCGCAAGAAAGCGGCCATGACCGAAGCCGAACGCCTGAAAGCG